TACCAAAACTTGTCCATAGTGGGTTACTACCTGTTGCTCCTGCCACAGTAGCTGACCAACCTGCAGGAACTCCTGCACTAGCTGCGGGAGTTGCGGGAGGATTATCAGTGCTACGAATGTAAATCTGTGTAATACCTTCGCCAATCTTACCGTCTTTGGATTTGTTTAATGTTAAGTTTTTAGTTATAGTTTTTGCGTTTGCAGTACCTGCATAGATAGTAGCAGTAAACACGGCAGTAGCTGAGTCTACTGAAAGGGGCGCATCAATTCTAATAAATCCTGCTGGGCCTGGATTTGGGGTATTTAGTGCAGTATTAATGGTACAAGTACCACCACCGTTATAACTGTCTTTTGCAAAAGTAACTCCAGGAACGCCTGGTGCGCTTGTTTCACTTAAAAAGGTTATTCCAAGTGCTGCAAAAAACTGGCTAGTAATAGGGAACTGTCCAGCATTGGCATCACCTGCACTGTCATAGCTAACTGTTTGATTTTCGTTTGATAATCCGCCAATAAAAGCGTCATCGCCTTCGCGTAAACTATACACAGAAAATATATCAAATACACTAAATGTTTCAGTACCAACTGTTTCAGTAACAGTAACTCTAACGGTTTTTGAACCTACTGCTGCAAAGCTATTTAGTGTAAATGTAGTACCACCAACACCAACTAAACCAATACCCGCGGAAGGCGCTTGACCATCAACTAACCAAGTATATTGTGGATTGATAAAGTTACTTTGTACTGCAGTTAATACAATGTTAGTAGTAGAAGGTGTAGTAGTATTTTTGTTAGTTATAAATATTTGACTAGGAGCGGTAATAGCAACTGAGCGTGCTGTTGCACCTTTAACACCTTCTTTGGATTTTGCAAAACTTTGACGCTTTACAATGCTAAAGGCTACACCACTAGTTGTTTTACCAGTAATAGTATAGTCAATAGTAGCAACATCTAGTACATCGCTCATAGACGCATGACGGTCATACTCGATAAAGTTTCCGCCAACTGCTGGAGTTGTATCACACACAATACCATTTGCAGTAATAGTACTAACAGTCCAGGTACCGTCAACAAAAGGGCTGCTATTATCTACCGATAAATAAGTATTACCTTGTTTAACTTGAATAAGAGTGCCGCTGCCAACATAACTACTTGGTGTAGTTGTACCATCTGCATAAGCAGGTATTCCATGCGATTCGTTTGATAACTCAACTGTAATTTGTTCTGTGCCGTCGTTAATACGAAATAGTGTAATAACGTCACTTACAGTCCCAAGTGTAGCAGTAACTACTACAGTACCAACAGTTATACCAAGCGCATCAAATTGCGCTTTTGTAATTGTTATTGTATTATTAGTTTGCGTAAAAGCAACAGTACCAAGACTTACATTCTCCCGAGTATAAGCTTGTGCAGTAAATGTTGGCGTACCAGTTAAATTAACTAAACGAGCAGTAATTGTTGTTGAAGGTGTTTGCGAACTTGTAGCAAATTGATCTTTATAAATAAACTCTTTATTAGGAGTACTAAGCTGAATTAGTGGAGCTGTTTCACCTGCTAATGCACGGTAAACGTTCCATACTTGCTCTATGGTAACACCGTTATAAACAGCTGTAAAAGTAACATTACCACCATCATCTGTTAAGCCAGTACAACTATAAACACCTGTTGTGGCATTTATAGTTGCTCCAGTAATATTATCATTAGTAAAAGGCTTAATAGCATAAACTGGGCCTGCACCAAAAGCAGGAATATTTATTCCACCAGTTACTTCAGTACTTAAGTTAAAAACTTTGAAAACACCAGTAGCCTGAGAAAAATCTCCTCCAGTGCCATCAGTTGCTGTAACAATAGGCACAGGATCATTTGTTAAGTATCCATAAACACTTATGTTTTCCTCAAGTACTACTGCTGTTAATTCTGTGGAAACAGTAAACGATGCTGGACCCAGAGGACCGCTAGTGCCGTCTGGATCTGCTTCATTTTCATCAATTGCACTAATAAAAGCATACTTTACATAGTATCTGGTATTAGGCGTTAAACCAGTAATAGTTACATTTAAACTATTACCAGAAGGCACAAGTGTGCCTTGTCCTTGGTTTGGATTAAACCCGCTAGTCAGTGAGTACCAAACTTTTACAGCTACTAAATCATCCCTAACATCTGTAGTTCTAATGGTATCATATGGTCTGTCTAATACTAACTGTAGTGATTTTACACCTGGATATAAATATGCCGCCATGCTTATCCTTTAAGTAATAGTTTTAACAACTATTGTTCCTAGAGTACTTTCGGTACTATAATTACCTTGTTTATCTAATGCTCTACAAGCCACTCTATAAGTAACTCCAGCTGCTGAAAGTCTAGGTCTAGGTTGTTCACGAAGATCAAACCTAGCGTCGCCTTTTTCTTTTTTAACTTTAATATTATTTGTTGTCAAGTCTAGTTCCCAGAAATCTTCTACACCAGTATCTTTGAATAGTCTATACTCGTAGGTGTCAAAGTCAGAAGTTTGCAATGCAGCATTTGGTTTAACAACAACAAAAGTACCTTCTAAATCTAAACTTAATAGTGGTGCAATAGATCCGCTAATAGTTTTACCAGCATTTGTGAACCAAAAAGTCTCGGACCATGGTCCTACTATATTTCCACTCGTATTAGTATACCTAGCCCTTGTTTTATAAATAATACCAGAAGTAAGTTGTTGTACACTAATACTTGAAGAATCTTTGCTAGCGTAATACGAGGGAGAAGCTGTATCAAACATTACATCTCCAGGAATTACTTGTAGCTGAACTCTTTCTGCGTTAACACTAAGTTTATTAGAGTTAGTATAGCTAATAATAGCTGTATTTGTGTATGTTCCGTTACTGATCTGGTCACTAATAGCACTATCACTGTTTACTGAAACAATAGTAGGAGCTTCATTAATGAACGAATTAACTAAATAGTTTGCTGTACTTGTAATATTTGAATTATATGCTAAATATCCTGATAAATCAGCTGTATAGATTTGTGGTGAGTAATCTGCTAATGTAAGTTTTGCACTAACATTACCGGAAGGCTCTATACTTAATACTACTAGTTCTTGTGATTCTTTACTTACTTCGCCTAACATAAACAAATCATCAGAATTTATATTATCCCCGCTTGTTAGTGGTGCAGTTAAAGTAATACTATTATAGTAGCCCGTTGTAGTTATTGCTGTTAAAGCTTTCAATGCACTTATACCAGCGTTAGTTCTAACCCTAATATTGTAAGGCTTACCGCTTTCTAAATATATATCTTCAGTTAAAGTTATATTAGCACTACCTACAGCACAGTTTTTAATTCTACCACTGCCGCTGCCCCATAATGGAACATCATGCGTAACGCGTACTACATCTCCACGATTGCAAACTAAGTACTCGAAATCTACATTTAAACTATACATTTCTGGGCGCAATTTTAGTTGTGCCATATGCCATTGAGCAATATGTTTTGCTTGAGCAAAATTAGTTACACCAGGTAAGCTAATTTCTTCAAATAGTTCTGCATTGCTATCGTTTTTACCAACATTGTATACTCGGTACTCATTTGCTTGATAACCTTTTTCTTCATCAGCAATTGTAATACGAAATGCATCGGGTATACGTGGAAGTATTTTTGTAGACTCAAAACCCCAGCTATTATGAGGAGTAAAATGTTGAACTACTCCAGAACGTGGCTTATCAATAACTACTGTCCACTTACCATCAATATAGTTTGGACTAGCTTTACCAGCTGAACAAATATCTTTTAACACATCCATAACGCTACTAACATTAGTTAGTACTGCATTATAGCTTAGCCAAGGTTTAGTAGTATCTTTGGTATACGTTCCACCACTATATGTCATAGGTTGACAGAATTTAAACCAGTCTGCCAAAGCATTTAGATCTACATAGTTTGCGGCATCTATAATATTGTCTGCAACTCTGTAAGCATTAGCTGGATGCATTAACACATATAAAAATAACGCAGCAGGATTATTAGTAACGTCTACTGTTTTCCAGTCGTTTGTCTGCCTGTTTAACACATTAGCTTTAGTCTGTACTAAAGCATTGACGCCTTCTAAGCTTCCGTTTATTTTATTAGTACTTTGCAGTTTAATAAAAGTTCTTGCTAGATAACAGTTTGGAGGATTTTTTACAACACGAATAGGCACTAGTTGGTTATTAGAATTTAATGTTTGTTTATTATATCCTGTTACTCCATATAGAATTGCTTTACTGTAATATCTATAATCTGGGTCTTCTTCTCTTTCTGTTACATCATTATTTGTTCTAAGTACTTGGATAGAATATTTTGCTCGAGGTAATCCGCGCATTTTATAAACATAATTAAACGCGTCTTTTCGCTGAGAGAAGAAGCCGTCTCTGCCAAATATTAGCTCAGTGCCCATAGAACCCGCAATATTTAATCCAGCATTTGGAGTATACCAAATGCCTAGAGCTGCTGCTGCTAAACCTCCGTAAGAGTTTATAGCTTTCATTCTTACACTATGCACACTTCCTGCTTCAGCATAGTACCATGTTTTTGCAATAGATCGAAAACCAGTGCTAGGATTAGTAATTAACCTAGCTCCGTCAATTAACACAGAGCCCTCATCGTCAGCAACTGCCCAAATTTCATAGTATCCTGTATAAGGAAAAGTTACTGATGCAGTTTTATCAAAATTAACACTACCTAATTCAGCACCGCTCCCCCATACCCCGTAATCCTTTAAAAACTGATTCCAGTCACGCCATTTTCCTATACTACTAGGCGGGGTAATTGTAGGAAATTGTGTAGAATTAAATATAAGTTGAGGCGTTCCAGCGGCAACTGAATTATTTACAATTCGTCCTGCAGCTATGCTGACTACATAATCATTAGTAACTAAACCATTATTATCACTATCTAAAACAGGTTGACCAGCTGCATCAAGCTGAGGTGCGCGGGTAACTGAAGTAAGACCTAGTCCTTCTATTGTAGTTGTACTAGTATTAGATAAATGTGATACTGTGGATTCGGCTAAATAATTAATTCCATAAAAACAAATAGTATGAAGTTTTACATAGCCATTAGGAATAGTTGGTAACCTTAAAATTGTATTATTGTTAGTACCTACAAAAGCTGCATAAGAGCCTTGAGTATATAAAGTTACTAACCAAGGAGCTGGGTTTGCATATTGACTGTCAGTAGCAGCTCCACTAAATACTTCTACTCCACCACCTGGTGCCATAGCAAGCACGTACCACTTATACAAAGGTATTGACTCTTCAGTATTTGTGTTAATATAATAAGGCGCAGAGCTAATAGTAGTTTTAAACCCTACGTCACTAGGTGTTGGTGAAGAATAGTTACCTAAGTGATATGATGGTAAAGTTGACCAACTTGTTTCACCTTCTTTGCGTAAACGAACCTGAATTCCACAAGTAGCATCACTAATTTTACCATCTTTTGTACTAATTCTTCGCATACCTTCAGGAAAGGTAAAGGCTACGTCAATATCCTCAGCAAAATCTGCTAATGTAATTATTGCTGGAGGATTCCCGTCTGTGTTATTATTGACTAATTCAATTTGTGGAAATTGTTGCTCTACGTCAGTTGGGTACAATTTATCAAAAGCGTCTACAGTACCGTTTAGCGCTTCTTGTACTGTACCTAGTAAGGTAACTGGCACAGGCGTATCTTGTCCCATACTAGCCTGACTAGTATAGTAAACTTCATTTAAAGTTTTTGCGCCTACACGAATATCCTCGACTGCTAGCGGGCCAAATCCCCATACAAGAGATAAGTGTAGTAAACTGGTATCTGTTAATGTTTCTACGTAAGGCACTGCTCCAAGCATTGCATTTACACGCATTTTTCCAAGCACAACAGGAATTGCCCCATAGCGATTTGCTTGATTAGCAGCGCCGCTAAAAGCGTTAACAGGTGCTGAACTTCCTGGATCTTTTCCAGTTAATGGGCGAATAGGGAAGGCCGCATTGATAAGTGCCATACCAGCCATATTAATAGCCATAGTACCAACAATTTTACCTGTTGTCGTTACAACGCCCGCTTCAGTATATCCAGCTACTACGGAGGCCTCTCCAGTAAGGCCCAGAGACGCACCTAGTTCTGCTCCATATACGTTTGCTACGTATATTAGTGCAATCATAGCAATCATACGGAAAGCTTGTTTGCCTTCTGGCACAACTTTGTAAACAATATTTTGTCCTGCTTGCACACGCACATTGTTCCACTCTGACTGTGGAACTTTAACTCCGTCCAAGAATAGTATTAGTTTCTTAGCAAAGTAATCGCTGATTTTATAAGTATCAATTAAATTTTGTGATACATCAGATAGTGTAGATCCAGGAATAGCTAGATCTGTATAATTTGTTTGTTTAAAAGGATGTGGTTTACCAGCTAGCATTGTACTAGCTTGTGTACTATACTTATAATAGCCTTCAATACGCTTAGCCCACTTTGGGCTATTAACGGACTCTACAACACTATCCATACCATCACGGGCATGTATAAACTTATCTTCACCAATGTAGACGCCTACGTGAAAAGGCTCGCCTAATATATTGAATACTATAACCGAACCGACTTCAGGTTGTTGTACTTGCGACCAATTATTTTTATAAAGATCCATCATGCCAAGAATACGTGCATCGTAAGCACCTGAATACTCTTCAGTATAGCTTGGCAGTTCAATATTGTGTTCTTGCTTATAAAATAAACGCACTAATCCCCAGCAGTCAATTCCGCTCTCATCTCTGCCGTTGCTGGCATAAGGTAATCCAATATATTTATTATAATTCATTAGAATAGTCCTGGAAAATTGGCTGGAGTAAAGGTAAAGCACGGAAATGGTTCACGGCTAAGGCTAACCATATTTAAATCAAATGTAATCTGTTCCGCGTTATAGGTAACATTGGTTATTTTAAAACCTGAAAAACTAGTTTCAATACGATCAGGGCTACTTGCTAGTACTAGATCAATTTGTACACTAACGGGACTTGTTAAATGTACACGAATAAGTTCTATAGTTTCGCGAGTAACAAAGTTTAAAACTAAACTACACTGTGCAGCTCCTGCTTCTAATTCACCTGGCAAAGATATTTGCATAGGTAAGAATAAATAGTCTTTTGAATTACTAGTAACTCCATATACAATCTCTGTATCTGTTGTCAGCGAAGCAATACGATTTGTATATCCATCTGCTAAACGAATAGGATTTGCAAGATCATCTGGATTTGTTATAGTAATAAGTAAAATTAATGCCTCGGGAGTTTCCGAGGCAAACATTGCTCTAACAGCTGATTGTGATAAACTATTTAGTCTGCTCATGGCATTACTTCAAATTTAAGGCTAGTAGACCAATATCCTGGTGCCATGTACTGCAAGTTAAAAAATTCTCCACCACTACCAGGTATGATACGTACTTCTATAGTTGTACCAAGTATTCGTGGATGTGGAAAAGTAAAACGATTAACTCCTGCAATACCAGGCGTAGTAGTATTTGTTGGTAGATTTTTTATAAAATCTTCTAGTTTCTGAGTCTGTGCGGTAGTCATTAAAAAATTTACGCTCAGTTCGTTTGGACGACTAGCCCTGCGTCTTTGTTTCGCAGGGCCAGCATCTGTAGCTGAACGTATAACATTAATTCCTACTGATTCCGTAAAACCTTTTTGAGGTACTTGCGGAAGCGTTGCGGGCCATGCTATTGGCATATTATCTCCTTGCTACTAGTGGTGATGTACCATAACTAGCGGTCATTGCTTGTTGAGTATTTGATCCTACGCGATTTAACTCGCCTGCTACCATATCCCCAATCATTACTTCGATACGACGATTTCCACGTGAATCTACAGTTTCTTTGGTAGTTGCTTTTTCGTTGCCATAGTTGTTAACAACTACATCAACGTTTGAGCCGCCACCTCCACGAACTCCAAGATTACCGTTACTATCGCGCTTTAGGGGCATAATAGCTTCAGGACCTGCTTCGCCCATTAAACCAGTACCCTTGGCAAATTTAAATAGTGTTGGTTGATTAACAATACCATTAGTAAACATTCCGCCTTTAGCAAATGTTTTTAATCCAGCATCGTATACTCCACCTTTTGCATTATTATAAAAATCTGGGTCGCCCATAGGGCCCACAGGAGATGGACTATTAAAGCCTATTGCTCCCATAAATAACTTAGCTAATCCACCTGCACCACCTAATCCTGAGAATAAGGCAATTTGTTGTTGTTGAATCTCATAACGCAACAAACCTTCAATAAAGCTATTAATCATGTCTTTGAAACTTAATTTACCAGTTTTAGTAAAGTTAACAATAGCGTCTTCCATGCCTTTAAAACCTTGCTTAAACATTTCTGTGTATGCTAGTTGCCTATTTGTAGTGTCTGCCATTGTTTGTGCACTATCAATCTGTGCTTGTGTTACTAACAAGATTGCAGATCTTTGCGCTTTGTAATTTTCTAATAGTCGTGCACGTGCTGTATCATCTTCTGTCTTTTTTGATCCTACGTAGAAACCACCTGCTGCTTCTACATCACGATCTAATTTTTCAACTTCTTGATTATATGCACGTTGAGCTGCGGTTAATTGCTTGGTTTGTTCTAGCTTTGTTTCTTCGACTTTTAGTAAGTTTAATTTTGTTCTTAACGACTCATCATCAAGCATACCGAGTTGAGCTTGCAAACTTAAATTATCTTGAGTAATTTTATTAATAGAAATTTCTTTGTCTAAAGCAGCAGAACTAACAATAAATGCTTGCTCAGAAGTTTTAGCGTCGCGGTCTTTAATACTTAAAGCTGATGAAAGGGTTGTAAGTCTTCTTGCTGCAGCATCTGCCTGATCTCGCTCTTCTTTAGTTAGTGCTTTTGCTATATTGGCATTTTCTTTGGTATATTCTAAGTTCTTTCTAGCTTCTTCTGTAAGTAAAATCGTTTCCACAGCTTGTGCTTTTTTTACTGCTAAGCTAGATTTTTCGTCTTCTATTTGGATAGCAAGTTTTGATTTTTGTAATGTAAAAGCTTCATTATCTTTGTTAAATTCAGCTTCAGTCATTGAATCTTTTTTAACTGCAAATGCTGCTTGAGCTTGGTCAATTTCTTTTTGTTTATCTCCAAACTCTTTTAACTTGTTAAAACTTTCACCATCAATTTTGTCAAGCTTAGCTTTTAAATCAATCATTTTTTGAGTATTGTCTAACGCTTGCAGCTGTTGTTGTACCGCTGCACGTGCTTGAGCTGAGCCAGTAACTTCGCCTAAACCTCGCAAAGTGCTTGCTGGTGCAATTCCACCAAGCTGGCCTGTGTTGCTACCCACAGATGCAATTTCAGCGCTTAGTTGAGTAAGAGTTTTTCCTCTATTCTCTTTAATACTAGTAATAATTCTTCTGTCGTCTGCCAAATCTCTGTTAGCGGGATTGCGAAGTAGTGCGTTCTCAAGATCACCGCCTTCTAAGCCTGAAAGACCTCTGTCTCTTAATTTGCCTTCAAAAGCAGATTCCAACATAGCTAAGCGTAAGTTATCGGTAGATTCTATTAGGCTCATCTGCACTTTTAGTAAACTTCTATCTATCTTAAGTCCTTCAAGGTCAATTCTTTGCTGAATTTCTGCTTTTAGTACTGGATCTGCTACGCCACCTAATGCTGCCTTCTGAAGTTCTAGACCGGCTTTTGCGGCAGCAGCTACTAAGTTTCTAGTAAAGGTGTCAATATTAGCTAACAAACCTTCTCTCATTGAGGTTGCAAACTTTGCTTGAGCACTTTGTAGGGAGCTGCTAATGGCACCTCTTGTAGTGTCTAGTCCAGCATTTGCTTGTTTAAGAGACTCAATAGCTTTTTTAGCATTTAGATAATCTTTATTATTTTCGCTGCCCACTAAGTTCAGCGTTCCAGATGCCTTTAATTTATCTATAATAGTTTGTTGAGTATTTAAAGCGTCGTTGTAGATTCTTTGTTTACTGTCTACATCTGCTAATTCTGCGCTAAGAGTTTTTAACTCGCTTGAAGTTGATAAGATATTCTTTGCAGCTTCTAAAGGGAATAATTGTAAAAAATTAATATCTGTGCTAAGTCTAGTTAGTTCTGTAAGCTTTTCTGGTAAATTTGCACCATCTAATGCATTATTTAACTCTAAGATCTTTTTTGTGCTTTCTTCTGCGAACTTAGTTAGTGGAGTAGCGTTTTTAGTAGTATTTATAAGATCTTGATAAATCTTACTGCTTTCTGCTAAACCTTCTCTAAAGGTTTTAAGAGAACCTGCAGAAGCTACTGCTTTTTTCCCAGAGTCTTCTATAACTTTAGCAACAGCACCTCTTATAGCAGGGCTAGAATTAGCTAAAGCTTTTTCAATTGCTTTTATAGAAGATTCAGCAGGTAGCTCTAATAGTTTTGCAATTTCTTGTTGTATAGAGGCACCATTGGCAGATAACTTTATAGCATTCTCTAATGAAGTACCTATTTGTTTTGCTAATAATTGTTCCGAGCTACGACCTATAATACTTGATAAAAAGTTAATTGTACTATCGGCCCAGTTACGATTTTTTATTTCTGTTTCAATATCGGTGAAAGCTTTAGACATACTTGTGCCTAAGCTTTCAAGAGCTGTTCCTTTAGCAAATATATTATCCACAGAAATACGCTCTAGCGGGTCTAATTTGCTTAATCGCTCTAAGACTCGGAAAGCATTTTCTGAATTTTCTTTTAGTAAGTCTAACGAGCCCGCAAAGCGTGCTGCGGCTTCTTCATTTTTTCGGAATAATGGGAGTGCAGCGGTTATTACCCCTATACCGATACCTACAGGTCCTAAGAATCTACTTAACCCTGATATAGCAGTACCAATAGTACCTGCTCCTGCAATAATAATTCCAGCAATACCTGTACGTATTTTTTGGAATTTACCAGGCAGTTTATCAAGATCTTTCATCATGATATCGATAGCAGGACCAAATCCTAATTGTGTTTGATTTCGGCTCACATCACTTAATATGTCTAGACGAGTGGACTTGTCACGAGCACTTTTAGCAGCGCTAGTACGCAAAAAATCTCCAGTTCTTTCAAATATACTGCCACCGCTTGCTTTACTTAGCGCAGCATCTTGAGCAGCATTAAGTTCTTTAATATCATTTCGTAAAGCAATAACTACTGCTCGCTCTTTTTGAAGTGATAAAATTTGAGCATTGTTAATGTCTAAACCTTGGCGTCTTAAAGCATTTATTTCTTTAGTATATCGGGTTTGTTCTGCTTTTAAAGATTTATCATCTGCACCTGGGCCTGAGCCACGCAGTTTCTTAGAAAGATCAGTATCCATTTGTGCCATTTTAACACGGCTAGCACGATATGCTTCCTCAGATGCTTTTAAATTAGCTTCTAGTTGTGGTATTTTAAATGCAGCATTAGTACGATCAACAAAGCCTTCGCCAAAACTTGCTGCAATATCCGAACTACTTTGCCTAGCAGCATCTGCTGCATCTTTTAATCCTGAGCGCCACTGGCCAATAGCAGGCAACGCATCTTTTACAATTTTAGCACCAATTAAACCGATAACACCAACTAACAAGCTTGTATTATTGGATAGTAATTTAGCAAATGGAGCTAACACAGTATTTATAATCTCTAATCCAGATTGTGCTACATTCTTTAATGTAGCCAATAATTTATCGTAAGGGTTAGTATCAATCTCAATTTGACCAAACTTACGTGCACCTTCTTCAAGCACTGCATTAGCAAAAGCTTGGCGTTTTTCAAAATCTGTTAGTGCGCTAACTGGTTTACCAATAGCACGTGCATAATCTTCTGTAGCTTTACCAACTTTAGTAAAGATACCTAATTCGTCCAAAAGTTCAGGTTCTAGTTTAGTAATACCGCGAGTTAAACGGCTAACGGCATCGGACATATTAACGCCTAGTGCCTGCGAAGCTTTCTTGGCAACTTCACCAAGTTTTAAAAATTGCGCTTGTGATAATCCACTGGAAACAGCTTTAGCAGTTGCTTCCATAGACTCACGTAAGCTAATAGCTCCACCACTAGCTTCTGAAAAACGTTTGGCTAAACCACCCATGGCTACACCGCTGGCAGCACCTAATTGGTTTAGACCTTGAATCATGTTTGTGGTGTTCATAGCTTCGCTAAGTGCGCGAAAAGCAGCACCTGCAGCAAAGATATTAGCAGCGTATACAGCGTATAAACGAACTAAGCCGTCTAGTTCACGCGACTGTTTTGCAAAGTCGCGACCACTTGCACCTGTGCCTACAGTTCCACGAGCTGTATTATATTCAGTTTGACCAAACGCAGCAGCAGCAGATCTTGTTCCGCCTCCGCCTTTGGTACCCTTCATTAACTCTTGAGTACGTTCAAGTGTTTTATTTAGGCGTTTGCCAGAAGCATCTACCCCGTCAACCGACTTTGTCGCGTCTTTCAGCTCAAAGCCTACAGTTATTTTTGACATTAAGCCCCCTCCTATACTGGTTAAGTGGCATATTAAAAAAATTAGATATTTTTCATTAGGACCATTATAGCACATATGGTCAAAATTGTCAATACATAAAATTTTAAAGCATAAAAAAGCCCACTAAATTACTTAGCGGGCTTTTCAAGTTTTTGTTTATTATTGATCTCTTGTATTCTTACACCATCTATAGTGCGAACAAGCATAGTTATAAACTTTCTATCTTCT